AAGCTACCATTGCCATCGTTGCTGTTAGCTTGAATAGCATAATAACTATCGGAATCGGGTAGGACCGGCACACCAGATTTCATCATCTGTTTGGCAATATGCACCATTTCAGGGATCACACCACCTTCAACTCTGGATAAAGCCGAACTCAATTGAGACTCGATAAAATTGGATTCCCGTTCATTTTGCAACTGGTTGACCGCTTGATCCTTATCAGCCAGAGCTTTTTGAATTTGGGTGTCCTTTTCTTCGATTACCCTTTTATATTCGCCCTGTTCTTCCAACTTGCGTTGATCTTCCAAGGCTTGTTGTTCGACCGTTTCTCGTTGCCTCAATCTGAATTGTTCCAACTCACTCCGTTCGTCTTTACCCAACTTAGATTCAGTTTGCCGTTTGGCTTGGCTCAAGATCTTAGGAATAATTTGGTTATCAATCCAATGTTGTTGCTGATCATTAAATACCGGCTTAGTATCCGGCGCCGTGTTTTGCGACCCGTCGGTCGGGCTTGAGACTTCCGCTGAAGTGGTTTCTTCGGTGGTTGTTTCTATATTTTCAGCCATTTGATCCTCCGTTTTTGATCCGTCGATCTCCGTTTATTAAGGCCCGTCGGCCATGTTCGATAACACTTGTCATGCTACAACCTGCTCAATCAATCCTGTAAAAAGAGCATATTGGTTACTGATAAATCTTTCGCTACCTTTGGCATTGTTGACTGTAAAGGTGAAAGGCGATTTTTTGATAGTGATTTGCGGTTTCGGCGTTTGCCATTGGTCCGGTGATCTCAGCTTGTCCATGGTGTAACAAATACAATTCGGATGGGGTTTGGGCGGTAACTGGCCAGGCGGGTAAACGCCTTTCCCCATTTGATACAAATCCTGATCGGCTAATAGGTCGCAAACATCCCATTTAGGGTGTCGGTTACTCAGCCTCCATTGCATACCTTGTACCACAGGGCTTGTAATGGCCGTTAGACGCCGACTTTCGTGGTAAGCAGTGTTTATCTCCGTCCGAGCCAAACGCATCGTCTTGTAACGAATACTGTGGCCCATACCTATCGAGCCGCCAAGGACAAACTTTTCCAGGTTTCTAGCCAGACTGATAGCACTTTGACCTCTGACGATAGCTGCCATAACTTGGTTCTCAATCAAGGCTGTTTGGTTGTTAGCCCATATATTGGGGCTGATTTTCAATCCTTCGACATCCACCCGGTTAGCATAATCGGCCATTACCGTTTGTGGAATACCTGCAAAGTTGCTCAGGTCGATCTCTTGATCTTCTTCACTGAGCAATTCTTCCGTAAGCCCTTCCATCAAAGCCGTTGTTTCTTCGGTTACCGACTCAACCGATTCAGAAATTCCCCCGCTGATTCCGGTCCCCAATTGGATCATCAAATCTTGGATGGCTTCACGCTTGGCTATAAACAACCGCCGTACCACTTTTTGACCTTCTGTCAAATCTTCCTCATCTATCAACTGCCCGTCACTTGTCATCTGAGCTATCAGGGCCGTCAACTGCGAGGAGGCCATTTCTAAGGCCATTAACTGCCGTTCTTCAGCCGCTTGGCTGGCTTTGAAGGGTATAGCCCTCGATTTAAAAATAGACTGCTGATAAGCCGATATGCTCATTCTGTTTCTGGTTGCCCGTTACCGCCAAACTCGGCCGATTCGGCCATGAAAGCTAAGGCCTGTGCATCGTTCGTGGCACTCCCTTCCAGTTCTTCAGCGATAGTTTCGGCTAGATCTTGTTCCAATTTGGGTTCTAGCCTTCGAGCTATCCGATGCAGATGCTCGCTAGTAAAGGTGGGCGATTTGTCACCAAAGACTTCACGCACCAATTTGCTATTGGCTAGAGCTTGACTGATTGACTCGATCTCGAAGGTGTCTGGATAGTCGATATGCCCTAACTCTAAATCCTGCCCGGTCCAACTGTGGTATACGCCCATAATCTGAGATTCAGCCATCTCCAGGTTGCGACTGAACCGACTCAAAACATGATTCAGTTGATGAAAATCGTATTGTTTAGCTACCCCTGATTGTTCGGCTAAAGCCCGATGATCCAGATGAGCTGCACGCAAGATTTGTTGGATCAGGAACTCACTGGAAAAGTTCTGCATGAACTCAGCTGGGTCGGTGGGTGGGCTAACGTAAGCGGGAGGTTGACCGCCTTCGGGATATTGGAAGACGTTGCTGGCTGAAATGATGGTTTCTTCTTCCTGATCATTAGCCGCCATCGGGTTATCACTAGCGGCCAAGAATGGAAAGGCCTGTTTAGCCACGAATTCGTCAATGTAACTGCTAATATTAGTCAAAAGGCGGTTAATGGGGGCAATATCGACCAATTGGCTTAACCCGATCATCGGATATTGAGGATGCCGTTGGAAATAGGCCAAGACAAAAGGCACTCGTTGTAATCCGTGCGTATCCTTGACGATTAGTTCACCTTGATCGTCATGTAAAAACCATTCGTCACGGGTGAAGGTGCGGAATACAATTTCTTCTTCTGTCTCGGCGAACGGGTCATTATTGGCCGTCACCTTTTCCCGTAACCGCACCCATAACAATTGACCAAACTTGTCCAGTGACCAATTGACTATATCTACCGGCTGATAAATGCAAAGATAGGGCCGAATGCCGGCTTCTTGTTGGTCACGTAAGGTCAGGATCGAATCGTCACGGGGCGGGGAGTCGATTAAAATGCCACAAAAGCCATAAACTTGCGTGTAGGTGGCGACTTGTTGCATAAAATCGTCAATGGTATTGCCGCGTAAATCCACGTCACGACTGAAATCGAGGTAGTATTGATCCTCCTCGAAATCCCGCATGACATGGGTTTCCACGCCGAAAATGAAAGAGGTGTAGAGATCGATGACTGAACGGCAGTAATTGGTATAGACGGCCCGTTTCAAGCGTAGGCTGAAATCCTGTTCGCTTTCCCGCAGATGCTGAAATATGTTGCTATCAGTGACATAAGACCGACCGCCAACATAAGATTGGATGTAAAACTGCCAATCGGCTTGGAAATTGGTGTAGTCTGAATGAAAGTCAGTAATAAACTCCATTTTTACCCCACTGAAAAGATCTTGTGTTCGGCCCGTTCACCGTATTTTCGTTGCCGAAGTTCTTCCATTTTTCTGCGTTCAATCAAAATGTAGAGACAATAATCAGGAGCCACCAGCTTGCGACGACCCACTTCATATAACTCTTTGTCATAATCTGGCACCCCTTGGATCAGGTCGCGCCATTCCAGATCGGTGTCGCATTGCATTTTGTGGACTGTGCCGTATCGAGGTGACCAATAACTGAGCAAAACCACCGGTTCCTTCAATTGGTCATAGTGCATCGACCGAGGTATTCTAGCCATTTATATTCCCCTGATATGCCGCCAATTAGCCTGCGGTTGGTACAGACTCATTACTGCGTATCGCATAGCGTCCATGCCGTGATCGTCTTTTTTGGTCGGTTGGTCTTTAGGAATACCTGCGGTGACCGCCCATTCGTATCCACTGATTTCTTCCAAGGTTGATTGAGGTCGAACCCGATTGACAGCGCCAGTGTCATCTTTCAGTTGCCAATCTTGTTCCACCAAGGCATCTCGATAAAACAATAATTCCCCATTGGCCAGCTTTTCGTACGTCCGTTCGATACCTTGCCGCACCTCCTTTAAGGCCGGCCGGGTTTGGATGCCGTTCTCGGCCAAGGTCAAACGGTCACTGACATCATGGTCGCTGATTGTGACCCTGATTTCCTCTTGGACTGGTTGGTGTTGGTGAATCATATCAGCGAAAGCCCGAACCGAAATATTGCTGTGATAAAGTTCCCGATACAAAATCATGCGCCCATCTTGATACACTCGCCACCACTGGCAGACATGAGGGTTGAGACCGCCGAAATCAATCGAGCGCAGGTTGAAGCTGTTACCCGGTTCGGCTTGGTCAATAATATGTTTATCAGGATCAAAGCAGTCGTAGACCAAACCTGAGAAGGCTACCCACTCGCCCAAAGCCATGCGGCGATAAAAGTTGCCCGTCATCCG